ACGGATTATTTTATTTGGAGGAGGTGAAATTAATTGAAAAACTTCTGGAAATTCAAAAATGCTGTTGATGGCACAGATCCAGAACTTGTGTTGGAAGGAGATATTGAAGATCAAGATTCTTGGTGGGATGATAATTCTATTTCACCGCAAAAATTCAGACAGGATTTAGCGGCACTTGGTAATCCTAGCAATATCAATGTCCATATTAATTCAGGCGGTGGTTCTGTTTTTGCCGGGCATGCGATTCATAACATGCTCAAAGCTCATCCAGCAACAAAAACTGGTTATGTTGATGGGTTGTGTGCCAGTGCGGCAGTTTTACCATTGATGGCCTGTGACAAAATTCTGATGCCATCAAATGCCGTGATCATGGTCCATAAACCAGCGGCCATGATGTATGGCAGTTACAACTCTGATGAAATGGATAAGTTATCTGACACACTCGCCACAATACAAGATAGCATCGTAGCGGCCTATCAAGCCAAAACTGGGCGATCAGAAAAAGATCTTAACAAACTTATGGATGCCGAAACGTGGATGAATGCTGCAAAAGCTAAAGCAGAAGGATTTTGTGATGACATTATTTATAATGATCCCAATCAGGTTAATCAGGCCACGCCACTTGAAAACAAAGGCCATTATATGATTGTTAATCACGTTGTACACGACGTAAGCCGTTATAATCTCAAATCTATACAAGAGGCAATGAACATGCCGAAAATCACTAACGGCATTATCCCTGCAAATGTTTCCACAAAAATTGCACCGGACGATACTGAGTGGGCAGCTCCAACGCTTGAAGATTTTACAGATAAAAGCTGGGATGATCTTACTGATGCCGAAAAGAAAAATATTTCTGGCCACTATGCATGGGAAGCGCAATCACCGGCCGATACTTTTGGTGATCTGAAGTTACCTCATCACCAAGCCGGCGATGGCAAGGTTGTCTGGGATGGTGTAAAGGCGGCGGCTGGGCGTTTAGACCAGTCTGATATTCCTGCTGTTGACATTGCAAAAGTTAAGGAACATTTGGCGGCACATTACAAAGCATTTGGTAAGCCAGATCCTTGGGATATCAACAAGAGCGACAACGAAACCGCTGGCGAGTCTACGCAAAACAATGTTAAAGGGGGCAAGCAAGATATGGAACTGAAAAATAAGAAAGACGACGATGATGAAAAATTAAAAAAGAACAAAAAAGTTACGGATGACGATGATGATGACGGCGATGAAGGTAATGATGGTGACGATGATGGAAAATCTGACAAAGCTAAAAATAAAGTCATCAAAACCATCAACGATTTAAGAAAAATTTACCCGCAATTGGTTGATCAAGTTATTGCCGGTGAACGCGCCAGACTTCAAGAAATTGATAATATTGCTAAAAACTTAGACCCGGCAATGGTTGAAGAAGCTAAATATGGTGAAAAACTTATGAATGCCAGGGATTTATCCTACCAGGCGATGCAATTTGATAATGCACGTGGCAATACGTTCATGACAGACCGCAAAAATGAATTAAAAAATGCCGAGACTAATAAAATTGACGGGCACACGGACAATCAGCCGGAAAATACAATCATTGCTGATAAAATTGCAGCGGCCGCCAACAAAAAATTGCATGGCAATGGAGGTAAAAAATAATGGGGCAACAACCAATTACTAATTTCACGCCGGGATATGTTCGCGGCAACAGTTCTGCTGGCACAGCGCAAGATTACGATGCGCTTATTTATGATATTTCAATTGACCAACGAGTTAAAGGGGTTACTATCAATGGTGGTCAGGGTGTTCTTGCTCGCGGCACCGTGTTAGGCATTGCCAATGGAGGTATTATTGCTAGTGCCAAAGCTTCTGGATTTGCTGGTGGCGGCTCCATAGGTAGCTTGTCATTTACTCCCGCTGCTGAAAGTGGCATTTATGCTGTTACTTGCACCACGGCCGCGACTACGTTTTCTGTTACCGCTCCATCGGGTGAGCTACTTGGCAATGCAACCGTAGGAACAGCGTTTTTAGCTGATGGATTTGGATTTACTATTACTGCTTCTGGCACTGCTTTTGCAGTTGGAGACACTTTTAACGTTACCGTTCCTGTCGTGACCGGTCAGGCAAACATTGTAAATAGTGCTAACACTGACGGCAGCCAGTATGCCGATTGTATTCTTAGCGATACTGTTGATACTACAAGTGGAGCAGTTGTTGCTGAAGCATATGAATCAGGCAGTTTTAATCGCCAAGCTTTAATTTTTGGTAGCACCGATACCTATGCAACCATTGTTGCTGGTGACGGAAAATCTCATGAGAATCATCTGCGTATGAATGGAATCTTCTTGAGTGATAAACAAGTATATCTCCAAAACCCGAACGTTTAACAAAAATACAAACGAGGATGTGGATTTAATTGAATTTAGATATTTATAGCACAATGATGCTTTTACAAGCGGTCGATAAAATTATGCCTGTGAACACTTTTTTTAGAGATACGTTTTTTCCGGGGGAAGACACTTTTGCAGAAGAAACCGTATTAGTCGATTTTAGAAAAGGGCGCAGAAAGATGGCACCTTTTATTGCGCCCAGAAGCAAGGGACTCACGATTGAACGTGAAGGCTATCGTACAGATAAATATACGCCGCCGAAAATGGCACCGCAGCGGCCTATCACTGTCGATGATATTATGATTCGTGGTATGGGTGAGTCGGTATTTTCACAACGGACTCCTGCTGATCGGCAGGTTGAATTACTTGGCAAAGATTTAGCTGAATTTACTGCCATGTGTGACCGCCGCGAAGAATGGATGGCCACGCAGTTAATTTGTGGCGGCAATATTACCATGTATGGCTATGCCGACAGAGAAAACACTAACATTGAAGTTTCAACCATGAATTTTGGGTTCAGCAATACTGTGGCATTGACTGGAAGTTCTTGTTGGGGACAATCTGGCGCAACAATTTATGACAATATTGATGGATGGAGAGAAAGCACCTTACAAGGTAGCGGTCAACCCCCGACAATGTGCATATTAGGCGACAATGCTTATTATGCATGGCTTAATGATGCAGATATCTATAAGAAAATGAATATGTTTCATGGTCAAATCATTGTTTCTCAACCAGAAGTAAAATTTCCAAATCTAATTTATGTAGCAACTATTCCAGGTCTTGGATTGGAAGTTTATAGATATTCTGATTGGTATGTTGATGAAGAAACTCAAACTGAATTGCCGTTCGTTCCAACTAATGGTGTTATTTTAGCTCGCCCAAACATGGGTGGATTCCGCTATGGTGCTGTAACTCAACTTGAAAATGGTCAATTCGTAACTGTTCAAGGCAAGCGAGTACCGAAAAGCTGGGCAGATGAAGACGCTGACACTCGTATGTTGCGTCTGTCTTCGCGTCCAATCGTTGTGCCTGAAGATGTTGCAGACTGGTTTTACGGGACGGTGTGCTAATATGGCGACTGTAAAAGTAGTTTTAGGGAAAATTATTCACAATAAAAAAACTTATGGAGTCGGCAAGGTTGTAAAAGGACTTTCTACCGCTGATAGTGATCGTGTAATCAAAGCAAAAATTGCCGTTGCTTGCATCGAAGATGAGTTTGACGAAGAAGTTTTGGAAGAAGCAAAAAATAATAAAACGCCCTACGAGGGACATACCTTGACGCAGGAAGAAAAGAATAAACTTGATGCCGAATCTCTTCAAGAAGCATTAGCAGCAGGGATCGCGCCACAAGAAAAGCAATCAAAAGGAAAATAAAATTAAGCGGGGATTTTTCCCCGCCGTTTTTAAAAATTCGGAGGCGATCCAGATGCGAAAGTATCTGCAATGAGGAGGATTTTTCATTGAAAGGAAATCCGCTATTGATTGATTCGCTGAATCAAAATTTATCTAATGAATTTACGGCAGTCCAACAATATATTGTTCACGCTGGCATTGCACGTAACTGTGGTTATGATAGATTGGCTGATTATATTCAAAAACGTGCTGATGAAGAACGAGAACATTCACAAAAATTGATTGATCGTATTTTGTTTCTCGAAGGCAAGCCAACTGTAACAAAATTAAATTTGATTAATATTGCTTATGAGTTTCCCGCACAATTTGCCAATGATCATACTGCCGAATTAGTTGCTATTAATGGATATAATTCAGCCATTACATTAGCTGTCCAGGTTGGTGATAACTCGACCCGATCGTATCTTGAAGAAATTCTCAATGACGAAATCGAACATATAAATATTATTGAAAATTATCAAGCACAAATCAGTCAAATGGCTTTGCCAACGTGGCTGATAACGCAGGTAGAATCATGAATTTCAAAGATATTATTCAAGCGGACTTAGCTACATTTTTAAATGTAAATGAGTTTGCAGACATGCACAAGATTGTATTAGAAAATATTACTTATTCAATTTCTACAATTGTTCAGGGTGAAATGACTGATAAATACGAAAAAAAATATGATGGTTTTTATCATTCCATTATTGATATTTTCTTTCAAGCATCAGATGTGGCAAGGGTTCCTATTTATAATCAAATGGTTGTATTTGACGCTACAACATACTTGGTTTTGAAATCTTCGGTAGTTGAAGGTTTGGCAACGGTGAAATTAGGGGTTCCTGACGTATGAGCGATGATGATTTCATAGGAGTCGATATAGCAACCGATATAGCAAAAACCTATTTGTTATTAAACCATATCGAAGGTGGCGCGCCGAAAGCGATAATGAGGGCTTTAAATCGCACAATCGATGGCGTGAAGACTGACATTGTGAATCAAGTGAAGGGTACTTACGATATCAAGCCAGGCAAAGTACGAAAAGTATTAAAGGCGATACATTCAGGTAGTTCAAACCTTGAGGCAAGAATAGAAGCAAAAGGCAATAGGATTCCGCTAATTCAGTTTCACGTAACTCCACATACTCCCGGCAAGCAACCTATTGGCAGTGTTTTAAGAGCATCAGTTAAAAAATCAGGGGGCAAGCCAATTCCAGGGGCATTTATTGCTAGTGCGAGTGGGGGTATAGGCGTTTTTAAACGTATAGGCAAAAGCAGTTTGCCAAT